CTGTATTGATGTAGCAAAAGCTGGGTCAGGAGGGAAAGCAAATGATCCTACATTAATAATATCAATAATACCACGGGGAGTATCTACTGTTACAACACTAGTAGTTGTAACATCTAATTCATAGTGTTTAGTATTACCAATATTACCTGCTGTTACTGCATCAGGTAATGTCATTGCTGCTGTAATATACTTGTCATCTCGTGCAATTGTAGGTACACCTACTGCTAGTAATGATCCTATTGGTGCAGTTTTAATTCTACGACTTCCCTTGATCCAAGAAATAAAATTAAGAATATCCATAATTGTTTGTTTTAATATATATATAATATAATATACAAAAAATATTTGACATAACAAAAAAATCCCCAGATATAATCCGGGGACTTAACAGTTGCCTTGTTGAATATAATGGAGTTATAGAATTAGGCAACTATATATCCTAAAAAGAACATGATAGCTAGCATTAATGCAATAGCTATGTTGCTCAATTGTCTTGCTGCAGTATCCTCTTCCCATATGTGATATGTATGGTTATAGAATGGTTTAGTTAAATTAATAGAACTCAACCATAAGAACGCTACAAACATGAGAGTTAAAATAAGCAGTATAGTTTTAAATACTATCATAGTGAATCTATTCTTCTTTGTAAATATACTAAAGCTTTTTGTAAATCTTCTTTTTCAGTAGATTTATTTTTCTTTCCTGCTCTTGCAATATACTTAATTACATTACCAAGATAGAAATCTTTATCTAACTCCCAAGCCTCTAGTACATTAAACACCTCATAGGGGTTGTCTTTGCCGCCATAATAGTCTGGTCTAGGTATATCAGATAAGTCTACTATTCTTTTTTTTAAGTTACTACAAAGTGTTCCATTGATATCTGTCTTTGGTGTATCTTGAGTCCAAACTTTTGTAATAGTAGAACTGTAAGTAGGGTAATCATCATGAGTTATATTCACCATGACTTACCAGATTATAACTACATCTCCTTCAGTAAGAACCAACTTAGTCTCTCCATCAATATCAATACGCTCAACTACTTCTAAGTTAAGTGCACTTGTTCTGACATAGACTTGGTCTCCCACAGCTACTTCTTCTACTTTATCACCAATTGCAAACACTGTTAGTTTACTCCACATCTTAACTGCTTCAGCCATGATTGTTTCTTCATCCTTAGCACTCAGCTTTATAGATGATTCTTTTCTTTTAGGAATACTTAATAATATTGTTCTTCCTCTTAACTTTTTAAACGGTATACTCATTTTTTTAAATTACATTGTTATTACTTTCACTACTGCCATTTGTGCATTGACTATCTCGCCCACTGCATGATCAAATAACAAACTCTTTGCTGCACTCTTAGTATCTTCGGTATATCTACGTTTCAAAATCTCTGCCATTTCTGCAGCTAGTTCTTTTACTTTACATACATCTTCATCTTTGTCTAGATTCTCCGGATCTATTCCTGCAATTAGTTCCCCAAAATGTGGGATCCTTGTTTCTTTAAATGCTACTTGTTGTTCCTGTTCCATATATTTATCAAATTTAATTCTTGCTTCTAAATTAGTTTTAGACTCTGCTGTTATTTTGTTCCATACCTCTAACTCATGCTTTGTCATACTACATTCTCATATGTCATGTCAAAGATTTCTTCTTTGCATGGATAAAATTCTCCTTTTACTCCACGGATAATATAGTCTCCTACTAAAGCTGACATGTCTCCTTCTAGGGTAGATACAATTAGATCTTTAGATTTGCCGCTTGATGTTATATAACAATTGCTACAAAAGTGTAAGATCTCTGTGTTATTCTCTCCGGTCCACTGTACCGCTTGAATAACTACTGGTTTCTTTCTATAGAAGCCCATTATTTATGAGTAATAACTTTTACTACAGCCATCTGAGCACTAATAAGTTCTCCTACTGCATGGTCAAATAAAAAGCTTTTAGATGGAGATCTCATCTCTTGATTATAATTATTTTTTAAGATATTAGTAATCTCAGCCATCATTCTTTTTACTTTAAATACTTCTGACTCATCTTCTGTACTAAATTCAATACCAATTAGCTCTTCACCAAAAATAAGCATCTTAGTATCATTTACTACAATAATCCCATCTGGGATTGGTGTTACTGTTTGTTCCATAGTGTTAGTTTTTAAATGTTAAGTACAAATATAAAAAACTTTTTTAAATAAAAAAGTCTGGGCTTTCATCTCCAGACTTTCTTAGTTTTTAACTTTTAAACCATTTGCACTATGAACATGCTTCAGCAAATATACACATTATATTATTCATAAGTAGTAATATAAGCTACAAATACACATTATAATGTACCTTATCGGGTATAAATTTAAGGCTATTGTATTCTATTACACCCTATAGGGTATATTTTTATAAGGTTATAACCTGATGCTGGGGGTACCTAACGTAAGGCTATACCCTGAAATTATTCTGTATCATAAAACATTCTTTCTGAATCTTCTGTTTGCCACTTCTCAAATCCTTCACAATTATAGTAATCTTTGTTGACCATATAGTCAGGTCTTTCTGGGAATGGTTTAGTAACAAAGCTAGGCTCTGACCATTTGATTCTATTGTTAGGTTGTAAAGCTATTTGACCATTATCAAGTAAAATAATATGGTGACTCTTATGTTCTAGTGGATCTTCTGCTAAAGATAGATCTGTGTTAAGGTCACCTGACCCCCAGTTGATGGTACCATAATAACTACCCGGGTAGAACTTGTGATCTTTCATAAACACTTCTACTCTGGTATCATACAGATAAGAGAGATGTAATAGAGTAAAGTTATATGAGAAACAATTCCATATCTGTAAATAGTGGAATGGTAAATCTGGCTCTGGCATCTTTGGTTCATGCAGTAAAGCATGACTAGGTAGTTTGTCCCTAAGTACTCCATTCTCTAACAGTACCTGGAACAATGCTGCTTGCCCCGGCATACATCTTACTGATATAATTACCCCCGGGGTCAATTCTCCGTGTCCTTTTTTATGTTGATATAAATACTCATTTCTTAAAAATACCTTAAGGGGAAAAAAGTTGTGTTCTATATGTGCCATGTTAGTTGGTTTTTCCTAGTTGTCTAAATACTATTGATATTCTTTTATGCTCTAGTTTTTCTATACTGTGTTTCCAGTGTGTTCTGTATATACCCTTAAGTTGTATAACAGACCTTGAAGGTAAAGTTATAACTTCTCTTTTTGTTCTGTATGTCAAAATAAGTTTTGCATCTGATAACAAACTCAACACAGTTATTACAGGTCCGGCATCTACTCTATCTATATGAGCTACCATTTTATTTCCGGGGTAATAAGTATTGACAGTGACATCTTCTGGAAGAGCATCTAGTATCTTTTGATCTATCAACCTATTACACAGATCTAACAGATACCCGGGTATAGGATCTAACTTCTCATTACCATATATAGAGTTACCATATCGTACTAGAGTTCTATCATTAGATACCTTACTATCTTCTTCAGCTTTTGCCAGAGACTCTAATAGTTTTAGTTCTTCTTCTATAGATATAACATTAAGTATAGGTGTCATATTATTTTCTAGTGAAGAAACTTTTCTTTGGGGATTCTACCTTAGTAGTTTTTAGTTTTTCTATTATCTTATTTGCTTCATCTTCAGCAAATGTTATTACCTCTTCTTCCTTATCAGTAATCTTCCAATTATTAAGTAAGATACTCATGTGCATAGTCTCATGCATAATAGCGGTAGCTTTCTCTGTAACATTATACTTTTTAAAAGTACCCATGTTTAAAAACAAGAATGGTTTGTATGGAGTTTTAGCAGTTAACTTTTTATCTGCCGGATCATAATTAGTTAATCCATATATGTAAACTCCATTACCAACAGTCATATCTACTTCTTCAGCCTGGGCATCTGCTCTATTTAGCCCGTGCATCTCTTCTACTTTATAGTAGTCAAAGACTTCAGTAGCATCATTACCTATAAGTAAGATATACTTACCCATATCAACTTTCTTCATATTATAATATACTAAATTTTATTTACTTATACAAATCTAAGGATATAACCTGATGACGGGGGCCCTTAAGTAAGGCTATAACCTTATATTATTCATTATCATAAAACATTCTTTCTGAATCTTCTGTTTGCCACTTCTCATATCCTTCACAGTTATACCATTCATCACATACTAAGTAATCTGGTTTCTCTGGGAAAGCTTTAGTTACAAAGCTAGGCTCAGACCATTTAATTCTGTTGTTAGGTTGTAAAGCTATTTGACCATTCTCAAGTAAAATAATATGATGAGATTTATGTTCTTTAGGATCTTCTGCTAATGTAAGATCTGTGTTCATATCATTTGCTCCCCAGTTGATAGTACCATGGTAATTACCTTTGTAAAACTTATGGTCTTTCATATACACTTCTACAGGAGTATCATATAGGTAAGACAAACTTATAACAGTAAAGTTATAAGAAAAGCAATTCCACAATTGTAAAAAGTGAAATGGTAGATCTGGATCTGGTGTCTTTGGTTCAGTCAATAAAGCATGACTAGGTAGTTTATCTCTAAGTGCACCATTCTCAAGTAACACTTGGAACAATGCTGCTTGCCCCGGCATACATCTTATGGATACTATTATTCCTGGAGTAAATTCTCCTTGACCTTTAGTATGTTGATAAAGGTATTCATCTCTTACAAATACCTTAAGAGGAAAGAAGTTATGTTCTATATGTGCCATAATAAATAGTTTAAGTCACAAATGTATAAATATTTTGTGACACCATAATGTGTTATATAGTTTACAAAACTATACTATTTTGTAACTTATAAGATACATTATGCATGCTTATTCTGGAAAAATTCATGCAAGTTGTGTACTTATAGTGGAAAAAATCCATCACTAAAACGGTTATATTCC